AAAATATAAATTATTAATTATAATATAGATAATTAATGTGGTAAATCAAAGTAATTAGTTAAGTTTTTTTAAAATTATTTCTTCTTATATAAATATTACTTCCAAGAAATTTTCTTGAAAAATACTAGATCGATAATACGATAACCCGCTTCATCAGTAAGGATAAAGGAATTTTGATAAATACTCCAATCTAATTGAAATGTTTTATCTAATACACCATTGTTAACTGCTTTTATAATTTGATTAAGCGCATTAACTGTATACAATGTATTAGTTTCTTTTTTGCGGTGGATGCTAATTGTATTCTGTCCACGTTGTGTTCCTGCGTCTGCATTATATGTGCAATATAAATTGTCTGCAGATTCCGCATTTGCAAATACAAATATACGTTGTTCTGGGATGATGTAACTTTGCTGTATGTATTCTGTTACTATGTTTAAATCTGATCTATGTGCAAATGTGCAAAGTAATTGTGTTTTCAATATTAATCCTCATATAATTCTAAATCGCTATCATTTTCAACATCCTCAGGAATAATATCTTTTTCTATGATTCGTATCTTACCTGCATCGATTACTACGTAACGGAAATCACTCGTTACATTTACTCTGTCTCGTCTGAAAACAATGAATTGTAAATCTTCTCCTACGATTTGATCAACCGCTTGTTGCAAATCTACATCTAATTCGCTAGGATTGCGTACGTATTTTAAACGTCGCAATTCAGCGTTAATATATGTTATATCTTGGCTTCCGTCATCAATTGGTTTGATAACAATTGAACCGTCGCTTAATTTAGACATTGGCTGAATTGATAATTCAACTGGTGTTGCATTTGGGCCTCGTAAAATAACGTTAGTGTATCCTTGTATTTCTGAATTTATTGAATTTGCTTCTCGATAAAATTGATCTAAATACATTTTATCTTTCATATTCAAATTACCTGCTAAAATAAATTCTCGACGATTATCTAAATATGCAACGGCATCTAACAATTCTTGATGAAAATATTTATGGAAATCAAATTTTGGATTTTCCATAGTACCTCGTAATTGATCTAAACGTTTCAATGTGGTTACAATTTCATCCCAAAATTTAAATCTAGTAACGCTACCTTTTGTCCCTAATCGAATTGATTTTGATTTACCAATTCGATAATCTTTTACTTCAAATTTTTGTCCGTTTGATAATAAGTCAAAAGATTGGCCGCCACCTTGTGCTTGTGCTTCCCGGAATGCAGCTGCTAAAAATATTTCACCTTTTCCCATTCCTTTAGGTTCTAAATTAAACATTTCAAACCCAACGCCAGATTTATAATTTACTGCATTAATAGTTTGTTCGTTAATTTCATTTCCTGAATATAATAAATCGGCAAATTCTGTTGATCGTTCGTATGAAAGTTTATTTAAATATTTCAATGTAATTGCATCTGCTTCAGCTGGTAATAAACTTAAAAATTGTTTAAAATCTTCAATTTTATTTGCTGCAGTTACTGCATCAATCAATGGAGCGTTTTGAATAGAATTAAGTTCAATTGATTCCGTAATGACTTGATTTCGTAAACCTTGTGCGCGTTCTACAATTTGTCGTGCTTGCTCCGGAGTAACTTTTGCAGTTTCTAATATTACGTTGTATAATACTTCGTAATCTTTACTACATGTAGGATAACCCTTGGGCAATCGAAAACACCACTCTGTTAAAATTAAATCAATGTTCATAAAGATATAGTTTTTATTTTATCATAAATATTGCCAACTTTACATTTTACTGGAAAGTTGCCTTGCTCTAATACTTCTTTAATATTAGGTAGCAATTCTTTTGCTTCAGTTACAGGCACATCAAATAATACTGAATCGTATGTATAAAGTATCATAACTGTTTTGCGTTCTTTTAATATGTCTTGTACTTGTTGTAATTTTTGTACGGATACTTCTGTTTCTGTTGCTTGCAAATAGTAATTAAACAATTTATTTGCTGTCATATTTTTTACCATATCCTTGGTAATAGGTCGTTTCAATATAGGTGTTTCAATACGTCCTTTTGCTTTCCATTTTGCCCAAAGATCATATACAAATGTATTTACCTTTTGAAAGAACGGAATTGATAAAAACTCTGAATCAATGCCTCCATATAACAATCGAAATGTTATTTGTTTGCTTTCATCTCGTTGCTCATCTGTTAATTCATCAGTACCGAAATAAAATCTACCTAAATAATCATGTATAGATGATACGGGCAAATCATATCCAATTAAACGTGCGATCAATCTAACATGATATGAATCAAAATCCATTTCAACTAATGCACCATTTTCAAATCTACTACAAAATGCTGCTCTAGTACCATCTTCTTTATTCATTGCAGCAAAGTTAAATCCTCGATACGCATTACTAGGTCGGCCGGTCATTGTATAATAATTATACTGCGAATAAACTCGACCATCTTTAATCAATTCTGGCATTTTAAACTCATCTGTTACTTGCAAACCTACTTGTTCAATTGTTGCAAATACCTGTGGATATTGTGCATTGAATTTTAAATATGATTGTGTCTGTTCTGCATTGATACACATTGGCCAAGCATAATGACGAATCTTTTGACACATTGCTAAATGTTGTTGCATCGGAACAATTGCATTAACTTGAGCTAAACCCTGATGCCGTCTCCAATAAAATTGATGAGCAGCCGTTGGATAATGTCCTTCGTCATATGCTTCTCCATATGTATACCACCACAATGCCTTTACATCTAATACAGACCCATTACCTCCTATTTGAAGCCACTGCTTCTTATCATGAACAAAGATATTCTCCAATTCTAAAAAAGCACTTACATGTTCGGGGAAGCCCCTTAATTGTTCAGTATGCCGTATAGGAATCAATCTTTCTATATCATCTTCTGTATAAATGTATATTGCACATAATGGATTGATACTTGCATGAAGCGATGGACTACAAAATATGGGTACTAACAAAGTTTTGCGACCTTGTATGTACTTTATTGTACTTAATACATCTTCTATACAATCCACTATCATTATGGATATAATAAGAAAAATTTATCACGAATCCAATCCGTTGATATCTTTTGGTGCAACGAAATCAACATCAGAATAATATTGAGTAGGATTCTGTAATAGTATAGATAATTCCGGCATTGTTTCTAGTGCAGCTTGAATTGTTTGTATGTTTTGTGCTGACACACTCAAAACAGTAGCACCATTTTTTGTTTGCGTAATGAGCGGTCCTGTTATTTGCCATTTTATCGATGTACCAATATAAATATTGTGATCTATTTTGTTAGATTGCCAATCTGTATATTGCGACGAATCAATTTCGATAAGTTCTGGCTGATTGTATTTTTTTAAAAAATAACGTGTGATGAATCCAGCTGTTCTATCAGCTACTGTAATCATTGGCAATGTTCTAATAGGACTTTGAAATGCTGTTTGAATAGTTTTTAAAGTTTTGTACTGTTTAGTTGCAGGATTTTCTCGAACAATTGGAAACAATTGTTTTGACGTTTGTTCATTCCATTCTGTTTGCGTAAAAACTTCGCCAGTAATGTAAGTATGATATGGCCCTATATATTCCGTTTCATTTTCAAGCATCCATTGCGAACCAGTTGTATATAAATTTTTTGTTATTTGGTTCGGAGTATAATGTAATCTACGTCTCATTATTTTCCTTTAATTCGTATTCTAGGGATACATTTAATCTGCGTAGTCCATTCGCCTTCGATTGATACAGCCTGAGTGATACTCATAATTGTAAATACGAATGATTCTGTATAACGTTTAGGCAATCCATCAAAACTTAACACATCTCCATATTTCAAACCATTAATTCCGTCAATTGTAAATTCTAATTCCATTGGAAATAAAGCTTTATTTAATTGTATCGAATCTTCTATATTAGGTGTAAACCAAGTAACGTATTTAGCTAGAACATCTTGCAAATTTTTTGTAGTTTCAGTATCCTTCGGCTTTTGCACTTTTTGATATTTTATATCTGCTAAATTTATACTAGTTTCAGTATATTTTTGTTTCCAATCATTAGCTAATTTAGTTCGTGTTTCGCCATCTGCATAAATATATGGATTAAATGCTGTTTGTTTTTGGTTTCCAGTATCCCATGAATCAATTCCAAATATCATGTTTTTTACACTATTTGGAACATTGGATGTTAACGAAAATTCACGTACAACTGATCTACCTGTTTTTGTTGCAAATGCTGGTAATGTAAATTCATATACATTGACATTAGATTTTACATAATTTGCATCACAATAAATTAACGCATCCGATATAAGTGGATGTTGTACCAATACCATATTAATTGCATTACCTGTATTATCTCGTATTGATTTACTTAATTGTATCAATAAATTTTTAATAGTTGGTTCATCCTTAATATCATCAATAATTTTTCTAATCAATTCAACATTAATATAGATTCGAGATGGATATGCATCGTTGCTATCTGAAAAACCCGGAGACTGTGCTATCGTTTTTGTTATATTCGGAAACCATTGGCGTGTTTGGGTATAGCCTCTAGATTTAGCCAATTCTGCACTATGATCCCAAGCATATGTATCAGATTTAATATCAGATTTCCCGCGCCATAATAATACATTTTCGGGGTCTGCTGAAACTAATTTATCATACAAATTACTCTTACAAATTGTATCATCACATGTAATACTAGCGCCAACTTGTTCCAAAAATTTGCCATTAATAAATTGAATTAAATAGCCTACCGATACCATACGATCTGTTAATGGCGTATTGCCAGTTCCTTCTGTCCAAGGAATCCCAACTAATATACCCCGATCAGTTGTATTATTAGATAAAAATTCAAATTCTGCTATGTTGTCTTTATTTTTAGTATCAATAATATTTTTTATTTCAGCGTTTAATTCTGTATAAAAATTACCAATTTGATTTGCGGGTTTTTCTTCAGTTTCGGTACTTTGTTTGTTATTATTAATATAAACTGATATGTCAGCATATGTATTACTTGTACCAATTGCTTCGAATGTTAATGAAATAGAGCCATCTGAATTATATGAATATGAAAAAGTAGATATACGTCCTTGAAAATAAAATTCATTCATTTTACGCAAATTGCTTAAATCTACATCTGGATATTGTTTTTTTAAGAAATCAGTTGACGGCAATCCATCATCTTGCAAGATCGGACTATCTGATAATATTGCAGAATCTGGCATTACATATTTGATTCGTATGTAACGTCCGGGTTTACAATATATCTGTTCCATTTCTTCTAAGTCAGTATCAGCATCTGATATTAATATCGATACGGATGCTTTATTTATATACGATTTAGATTGATCATTAATTGCAACTGATACCTCTGTAATAATAGGAGGAATACGATTAGCTGGACGAGTTTTATCATTTAAATATCCAAATTCACTTGATGGCATATATGCATTGCTGCGGACTTCAAATCCTCCTAATAATCCATAACCTTGTTGTGTTTTTATAATTGATTGGCCGGGTTTTGGTTTACTATCAAATGCTTCGATTTGTACATTCGTTATTTTACCAAGCATATAATCTAATGCTTTAGTAGTTCTATTCTCCGTGCCAGCAGATCCGCGTTCGATCAATTCGTTTTGAACTGATTTATTTACTTGTGAATAAAATATTGCACTCATCTATTTGTATTTAATGTTTGTGTTTGTTGATCAATTGATGATATATCTGGTATGCGTAATAATGAATTTGTAGGAACATACATTGAACCTTTTCCTAAACCATTTGCTGCTGCTATAGCCCACCATAATGTTACATCATTATAAAATGCATAAGCTAATAGATCCAAACGTTCAACCGTTGTTGTTCGTATATAAGTATCTGTTGTAGACATTTCCGGGGTGGGCAATATAATAGTAGCTTTACGGCGTTTACCGTTACGGTCTAATATAGTTTGGGAATTTTGATATCTATTCATATTTCATTTTCATTTTATTTAAAGTCCTACCGGGTAAGAATCCGGGTAAGAATTATAATCGTCGCTACTGATATTAGATTCTGGAATTCTATCTGGGATTATTGGCGTGTTATCTTTAACATTAGTAGTAGTTACAGATGTAGGATTTTCTGCTTCGGCTTTCGCACGTTTTATTTTTAAATTCTGATCAGTTCCTGGTGTATCACTTAACCAATTGGTGCCACCTTCTAGCGGAGTACCAGTTTTGGAGAATGATTTAGCTAATGAATAAAACTTGCCACCTTTTTCCGGAAGCCAATCCGTTAACACATTCAATCCTAAAGAAACTGATATTTTGTGTGGAGCTTGCATCATCGTAGGATCTTGTTCAACATTAATTTCCCATGTTGTATCTGCATCAATAAATGTATATGCTAAACTGTTTATAATTACTGGCTGTTGTACTAGTAAATCTCCAATTGTCATTCGCATCCATGGTGATTTCATTGCAATCGTATCTGCAGAATAATCTGGAGTTGTATATCCAGCTAATGCATTTAATTTTCTATATATAGGTTTCATTTCATCTCGTGAAGTAGCATAAATAGTAAATGATAAATTTACTTCGCGGGAATATCCCGTATATGTATAATTCGGATCAGCTCTACCTATCATAGGTACTGCAGTCCAACTTGGCGAATGTGTATCTGAGAATGAATCTATTATTGCTCGAAATACTATAATATCATCAGCATCATCCGTATTGCCAGCATTTAATTTAGGCCCGGTAAAGTAAAATTTTATAAAATCGCGAGTTAAATCAGTTGCTGATAAGAAATCATTAAGTCCTTTCCATTTTTCAGTACCAGCATACCATTGAGGTTTCCATACATATGCATCTTTTAATTTTCTTTTACTAAAATCAATAACTGAAATTTTGTCTCCTAAGAATTCAGTTGCACGTTCAATTGGATTGTTAGTTGGTACCCATTTGCCATCGGATGGTTTTGCGCCTGATTTCCATCGAGTAGCTACATTGCTTCTAATAGTAAAGTCTCTTCGAAGCGCTTGTGGATTACCTTGATCTCCCCAACCATATATTGATTCTAAATTGAATGCTGTATAAGCTCCGCCTGGGACTATAGATGCGGCTGCGTATAACAAACTAACTGTTGCGTTACCAGCATCTTTATTAAATGCGCCTCGCGAGCCGGCTGATGCGCCGTCTAATCTTACATTGTCTACACTGAATGTATTACCTTTAAAAGCTCGAAAATCTTTGTATTTAGTTAGATTCCAATTGATTAATTGTTTTTTTCGTTCAAAGGGCATTATAGCATATGGCTGATCTAAATTGTCACCTCGTTGGTCATTGTTTCCTTTTTTAAATAACGTTGGTATTAATGGCGATAATTGTGATAATATTGGATTTCCAATGCCCGAAAATGCTCCAGCTGCTGCTCTAAGCCCTACTTTTCCAAAAATTGATCCCGGTGCAACGTTCCCAGTGTTTTTAACAATATCAAAACGATTTGTATATGTAGATCCAGGTTGATTATTTGTTGCTGGATCGATTGCGTTTCGATCAAATTTATCCGGGGGTGTTGTTATTGTTATAGTATCTTCATATAATGATTGAATGGGAACATTAATGGGTCCTGGAAATATAGTATTTTCATATTCATTAGGACTAGTACCATTATTAGTTGTAGGAAATGAAGTATTACCATACAGAATGGGACTAGTATTACTAGTAGATGTGGGAAACGTAGTACTACCATATGGATTTTGGTATGTCCAATTATATATTCCTGTTTGTGTTGGCATCTTTTATATCTCGTTTCTTATACTATACTAGTATTGTTAAGTTGTTGTCCTTGGCGAATTTGCAAACTTGATCGTATTTTATCGCCATCAAATACATTTGTAACATGGAAAGCCATTCCTTTTAATGCAGCAATTACTGCTGCTGTATCTCCGCCGCCTCTATTTGCTAAAGCCTGTCGTGCATTAGGCATTGCAATTATATCATCGTCTGGATCTAATGCAAAAGATCCTTTTGGACCTCGTACGATATTACCAGTTCCGCCGCCCGGTATAAAAATATCTCCTTCTGATGTGCCGACTACTCCGGCGGTTTCACCGATTGATCCTTTAGATCCCTCGATGGAGCCTGCAGATATTAAGCCGAATGCATCTTTTAGTGTTTTCAAAAATCCGCCAGATCCAAAGATAAACTTTACGACATCACTTTTTTCGAATGATTTTACTAACTTGTCAGCATTTGTTAATGCTTGGGCTTGCATATCTGCACCTATTTTTGCTAAGTTAAGAACTTGCTTTTCCATTTCTGCTGGTGTGCCGTAAGCCGTTAATAATTCTTTAACATATGCTTGTTGTGCGTCATCAGCTAATATTTCTTTTTTAGTACGTTGGTCAGCTAAATTAACTTGTTCTTCTAATGATGTAGTAATCGCTGCATCATTGTTTGTTTGTTGGTTAAATAATTGTTCAGAAATTTCTTGATTTGCTTGTAGTTGTTGATATGCGCCGAATAATTCATCTTTAGTTAATCCAAACATTTCAGCAACTTGATTTGCTAAATAAATATTATCTTTTAATTTCTCACCACTTTTTCCTAAAAAATCAGTTAATAAATCAACTTGTCTATTTGCATCTTGTTGTATAGCTGCTTTTTGTAATTCAGCAGTTAAACTTTCATTAGAACTGGTTGTTAATTCTTCACCTGATAATATTTGATATTCAATCTCTGCCCCAATTGCTTTTTCTATATCCAACATGCCCTCAGCAACACCTTGAACTTTTTCTAATGATAAACCTAATTGTTTAGATTTTAATACGGCTAAACCTAATTGTTTTGGATATTGACCCATTGTAGCTTGAATTGAAGCTGGCAATGATCCTAATCCTTCAATCAAGTCCGTAATTGCACCGGTATAAAATCCAGATACTTCTTGGGCCAATTGTGCAACTGCATTGCCGCTATTTATAAATTGATCTTCTAATTTACCTTTTTGCGATTCTTTATTTGCTGTTACTTGAAATTTTAAAAATCCTTGAAATGCGTCATTAGATACTTTTAGTTTATTTCGTATCAGATCTGTTTCTTTTGTAATCTGTGTAGTAAATTTAGCAGACTTTGTAGTTCCTTCTATAAAAAACTTTGCTTGTCCAGCAAATGTTTTATTTAATTCTACTAAATATGTTTTTAATTTATCAGAATTAGCACCAATACTTTTACCTAAACTATCAAATTGCTGACCTAATCTTGCAGCGTCTTTTGTACTAAGTTTAAATCCAGCTTGTACTTTGTAATTTCGTTCTTCTAAAACATTTAGTTTTTCATAAACATCTTGTGCTTGTTTAGCTAAAAAACCAAATACATTTTCGCGGGCAATGTCTATGCCACCTTGTTTATATGAATCAAAAATACCCTTCAGCTGTTTTGAAACAGCATCTAGCGGATCAGTACCTTGTTTAGGTTGCATTTTCAAATGCTTAATTAACTTTAACTGATTTTCTGATTGCATCGTTTTCAATTCCATTTTATATAAATATTTACAATGGAGATTTTACGATGTTTGGTTTAGACTTCTTTTTTCTTCTAGCTTGGTCTGCTGCATATGCTGCATCATCTTGCATTTTATTTAGTTTTGATATCCAAAATCTACGAATGTATACTGGCATATTATATAATGTATTCCAGTCCCATCTACCAGCGCCATGCCATACTAAATTAAAAAGGCTTTCGTGAAGTATTACTCGGTCTTCTGGTTTAAAACCAAAAAAAGTCTGTTCCAAGCGGAAACCCTGCCGTGAAGGTGCCTCCGTTTTCACCTTCAAATTCATATGACATTAAAATACTAGGTGTATTCTCTATAATATATTGTCTGAATTTTTTTGATTCAATAGCTAAGAATTTATAACGAATGAAATCGCGTATGTCATCTATTTTTCTAGAATCATTGATTTGACAAATTGTTTTTTCTAAAAATTGTGAAATTTTCATATCAGCAATATCATCACTATTCAATAAAAATTTAAATTTTAAAACTGTATTATCTGATAATACATATTCAAATTCACCATTATCATCTGATTGCAAATTAAATTCTGAATTTTTTAATTTAGTTAAATCAACTACACGTTTTAATTCAGCTTTTGTATCTGGATCTATTACTATAACATCATAATCTTTTCCGTAACTTAAAATACGTGCTGCAATAATCAAACCATTTTTGTCAATTTTTGTAATAGTTGAATAATCAACAGGTGTTACAATTAATGCTTCTAATAATTTGTCTAAAACTACGCCTTCACGCATATAAGATGGATTAGTTAAAATATCCTCATCATATGCTGTCATGTAACGCATTTCTATAGTCCCATTACGAAGTGGATGATCTATAGGATATACCATTCCGTTACTTACTAATTTGATAATTTCTGATGGGATTGTACTACGCTTTTGTTGCTCGTATTGAGCTTTTGCTAATTGTACTAAATCTTGATTTGCAATTCGGTCTGTCATTCCACTCATTTAACTCCTATAACTTTATTATAAATATATGCGAACATAAAAAATGGGGGTGTTTAGCCCCCATATTAATGCATTCTTAGTATTGCAATATTGCGTAATCGTATTTCAATGTTAATTCGATTGTTACAGCTTCTTCTGTTCCCCAATCCATCTGTCCAAAATTAGCTTCTGAAATGAAAGCGCCTTTCAATGTCCAGTTTTCAATTTTTTCACCTAATGCAGACAATGAATAAAATTCTATATCACGTTTGTAATCTGCAGAATATCCATCACGACCTGTTAATGATTCGTGGTGGAAACGTACCCATTCCATTACATTTTGTGCACCTTCACTTGTAATAGGATCATACAATGTGATAGAAACATCATTCCAACGGCTTTTTCCTTTAACCTTGCGGTCAACGTTGATATGATCTAAAACAATCTCGCCATTTGTCATTGATGGACGAGCTGCTGCTTTAATTAGATATGCAGGTATATTTGTTCCAGCTAATTGCATGATAAATCTATTAGCATATTTCGGTTCCCACGAAAATGCACTATAAAATAAATCACTTTGGCTAATATCTGGTAATGTTGGTGTTAATGCCATTATGTTCCTCTTTTTGTTTTATATAAATATCGGCAAAGTAAAAAAGGTAGAACCTAAGTCCTACCTTTCTTAAAAATGTTTATTATTCTACTATGCCGGGAAACTTGCTCCAGTTGGCTGAATATTAAAATCAAGAATAATAAATTCCGCAGTGCGGGTTGGTTGAAGGAATATTTGACCATATAAAATATTTTGATCAATTAAATCCGGTGTGTTATTTGATTGATCCATAACAACTCTGAATTGATATAATCCTTGTTTGTTTTTTACCATATCTAAATATGGATTAACAATTGATAAGAATCTCAATCTTGTTGCATCTGTATTTTGTTCAAATACTAAATAGCGAGTTGAAGATGCAATATATTTCTTAACAGCAATCAACAAACGACGTACATTTACGCGGTCTAATGCACTTGGACGAG